AAAACATTGCAAAAGTTATCTCCTCTTGGCGTGGCAACTAATTTAACTGTTGGTGATTTAATCGCAAATAAAATTTATACTTTTGAATATCAAAATGGAGTATGGATTATGATGGGCGGTGTTACTTCAAATCAGGTCGTTGTTAGTGACAGCACTGCCGGTAATTTATTGATGGTAAGCAATGATAAAACTATTGATGAGTCTGGAGTTTCATTATATAATGGTAAAATTGCTAGTGAGGGCATTAATATAGGTTCTATGTTAGGCGTTGATGGTAGTCATAATCTTATACTGCCAACAATGAGTTTGACGCCCGGCACATATATCGGTGTAACAATCGACGCATATGGTAGAGTTTCTGGTATAACGACTCCAAATCCTTTAGCTACCGGAAATTTTGTTTTTAGGGCTAGCGATGGAATATTGTCATGGGCAAGTTACGCACCCGATTCTGAAAAATTAGGTGGCAATTTACCATCTTATTATTTACCTGCGACAAGTAAGGCTGTTGATAGCGATTTGTTGGATGGACTCGATAGTTTAGCATTTGCAACGTCTACGCATAATCATGACTCAACCTATCTTGGTGTTGCCGCAAAAGCAGTGGATAGCATTTTATTTGATGGGTTTAATACCGACTATTTTGCAACGTCTACGCATAATCATGACTCAACCTATCTTGGTGTTGCCGCACAAGCAGTGGATAGTGATAAACTGAACGGTCAATCAGCAAGCTATTATTTGGCAGCAACCGGAAAAGCGGCTGATTCTGACAAACTTGACAACTTAGACTCCACCTATTTCATGCCCGTTTCTTATCAGAACGGATGGATACCTGTTACCGGCACGTTCTCTTGGAAAACAGCCTCTACCATCAACGTTTCGAGCGGCGCGGCAGCGGTCTACTCGGTAGGTGACCGGCTAAAATGGATAACCAATACCGGCTCAACGCAGCGATACGGCACGGTTGTCAGCATCGCCGACACCGTGCTGACTGTTGCCGTGAACACCGACCACGTGCTTGCTAATGAGACGTGGACGCAGCCATTCTACAGTCATCAGACATCGCCCGTTGGCTTTCCCCAGTGGTTCAACTACACGCCAACGCTATCAGTATCAGGCGGCACGGCGCCAACGTACACCCGCTGCTTTATCAACCGCTATTGTCAAGTTGGTAAACTTGTCACTGTCACAGGGCAGTGGGGGAACGTCGAAGGTGGAACTGCTGGGGCAGGAGCGGAGCCGATATTAATAACCTTACCAGTTCCGCCCAAGAATAATGATGATGTGCATGCCGGCTCGGCTGGCTATAATAACGGTTCCACTTGGTCAATGGGCGGAATATATTTAGTTGCCAGTGCGTCTAAATTCGTAATTACAGAACTTGATTGGGACTTCCTGACTGGCGCAGAGCAGAACAACGTAGACAGATCTGTCTCTTTCACATTCACATACGAGGCGGCATAACATGGATAAACTAACACTACTTCAAAACGCAGGAATACCGATAACATCACTTGTTGAAACAAGACTTGGCAACTATCACGCCGAGTTTAGCCGCACGCTCACACCTGAAGAATGGGAGATTTACGAGCAGATTGTCTATCCTGCACGACTAAGGCGCAGGCTGGCGAAAGACGAAGCGGCGAAGGCAACCGCGCTCAAAACAATCACGCCAGCAGAGGCGGTGAATTACATCGAAGCCAACGTCACCAACATCGCCAGCGCGAAAACCGTGCTCAAGTTAATGGCGCGGATGCTGATTGCGATGCGTGACGAAATCTGGTCAGACATGCCGGACGAAGCATGACCACTATCCTCGACCTAAGCCAATGGCAGGAGCAAGCATGACCTACCCCTTTGGCATTGACGTAAGCTCATACCAGAAGCGCATGGACTGGCAACGCGCAATCTCTACCGGAGCTACGTTCGCGCGGCTCACTGCTCTGGGCATTCCGGTTGACCGTCGAATGCTAAACAAAATAAAAACACAAAATAAAAAATAAGATAAGTGAGCGAATAGGGTCTCGAGCCCGAAGAGCGTAATCCTAAACGCCTTTCGCTCACTACTTAAATTAGGATGTTACTGTAGGAGGTAATATGAGAGACATTATATCTGGCGTTTATAAAATTACAAATAAAGTAAACGGGCATTCTTATATTGGTAGCTCTGTTGATATACACGAAAGATGGATTACACATAGGTGGTATCTAAATTTACATAAAAGTCATAATGTTGCGTTTCAAAGAGCATGGGAAAAGTATGGAGAAGAATCGTTTAGCTTCTCAATACTTTTAATATGTGATAGAGAAAATACAACACTTTATGAACAGATTTATTTAGATTATTATAAACCAGAGTATAATATTGCCATAGATGCTCTATGCCCAAATAAAGGAATGAAATTATCAGACGAGCACAAAAGGAAAATTGGTGAAACCAATAGTAAACACAAAATGTCTGATGAGCAAAAAGAGTTTTTGAGACAATTCCATGTTGGTATAGCTTTGTCTGAAGAGCATAAGCGAAAAATATCAGAGGGCAATAAAGGGAAACATCCGGTTGGCACTTTTAAAAAAGGCAATGTTCCTTGGAACAAAGGGATTAAAAATCCTTTTTCTGAAGAAACAACAGAAAAATTTCGTAAAGCTGCAACTGGAAGAAAGCATACGGAAGAAGCAAAAACAAAAATAGGTTTGGCTTCTGTTGAACGAGGAAGAAAAAACAAATTAAAAAAATTACAAATTTTTGATGAAAGTCAAAAAGAAATGGAGTTATAATGAGTGTTAATATTATGTCCGACTATCTTGAAGGAAAATTTATTGACTACGTTCTACGAAGTGGAACGTTTGCTTCACCAGCAAGTGTTTATCTTGCTTTATTTACTGCTACCCCCTCTGATGCGGGCGGTGGCACAGAAGTAGCTTCAGCCAACGCCTATGCACGTAAACAACTAACGGGTGCTTTTGACGCAGCTTCTGCTGGCGCAACCTCTAATACTGCTACTATCACATTTCCGACAGCTACTGGCGTTTGGGGATTGATTACTAGTGTTGGTATTTTTGATGCCCCAACAGGTGGCAACCTCTTGTTCTATGGTTCATTCAGTTCATCTTTGCAGGTTGATACAGGGGATACTCTGTCAATTGCCGCGGGAGCACTGGATATTTCGTTAGGTGGGGATATTTCTACATTCCTTGCCAATGAAATGCTTGACCATATTCTCGATGGAGCTACTTTCACCCAACCGACTGCTGCATGGCTAACATTGTATACTACAATGCCAAACGCTGCCGATGTTGGTGGTGTTGAAGTGTCAGGTGGTTCATACGCACGTGTGACTTGCCATGGCGCTGCAAAATGGGATGCCCCTAATGCGACTGGCGGTTTTACTGCTAATACCGCAACTGAAACATTCCCTGTTGCTAGCGCAAATTGGGGAACAGTGGTAGGCATGTCGATAAGGTCAGCCAACGCCGCCGGAGATATGTACTTTTTTAAGACGCTAACTGCCAGTAAAACAGTGTACTCCGGAGATACCTTCAGGTTTTCCAGCGGGGCTATAGATATCACCTTATCTTAGGATATTAAACATAATTTATTGGTAGAATAGAAGTGTCAAAAGCATTTCTATTCTACCTAAAAGAAAGTGAGGTTCTGTGAACATTGCAAAAAACTTTGGAAAAGAGTCCCTCACTATTCCGGGAGTTTACCAAATTGTAAACAATTTAAACGGGCATAAATATATTGGAAGCTCTATTAATATTTGGACAAGATGGGGTCGTCACTTAATTGATTTACGAAAAAACAAACATGATAACGCACACTTGCAAAACGCATGGAATAAATATGGCGAAGACAATTTTGAATTTGGCGTACTATTATTTTGTGATGCTGACAATACGTTCATATATGAGCAATCGTGCCTAGATGGGCTTAAACCCGAATATAATATAGCGACAGACGCTTTTATATCAAGGAAAGGCTTAAAGCATTCCGATGAGACAAAGGAAAAAATGAGTAAAGCCGCATTAGGAAACAAAAACGGCATAGGAAACAAAAATACATTGGGAAGAAAACTTTCTGATGACCATAAAGCAAAAATATCCGAGTCTCTAGTTGGGAATAAATATGCTTTAGGACATACCCCATCTGATGAAGCAAGAACCAAAATGAGTAATGCTTTACTTGGAAATACTCGCACACTAGGATACAAACATTCAGAGGAATCAAAAGAGAAGATGTCTAAATCTAGAATCGGAAATACAAATAGCCTAGGCTGTAAACATTCAGATGAGACAAAAGCTAAAATGAGAGAATCTGCAAAACGCAGGTGTCTAAGAGAAAAAGAGTCTTAGTAATAAACAACTAGAAATGGGGTGGGTAAAACCACCCCGTTTTAAGAGTGGGGCGCAAGCGATTGTGCTCAGTCTTAAAATGAAACTTTTATATGGTAAAGTAGAGGTGAAATATGAGTAATTATTCTATCGGCAAGCTGGCGGATGAGGATTACGTGATGATTGACCCGTGGGATGGGCACGTTGGCAGTTTCAAGAGCAGGTACAAGGACGCGAAGAGGTTCGTGTATCGCATCGTTTCGTACAGGAGGCAAGCATGACATTCGGTTCAGTATTCGGGCGCACGTTCTCGCCTACATTCCAACCGTCAAGTCAGGCGGCGGTTGCTGGCGGCGGCTGGTGGGATTTGAGCGGCACGATAACCAGTTGCGTGGCAGCGTACCAACCGAAGGGGGCGGCGAGTTATGCGGCTTCGCTGGTGGAT